AATCCCCAACGAAAAATGTCTGTCACCGCAACAAGAGGATTCTGATCATATTGTATGTTTGGTGTTTTAGGTATGTATATAAAAATATAGTATTTTCCGACTTCAGGAATAGTTTCGTAAGAATCACTCACGGCATCCATTAATTCGACCATTAAGTCATCAGGATCTTCACCACCTATTAAATTATTTACGACACCTCTGACACGATTTTCATTATCATCGGTTGGAAACATCATTGGCGGATACCTAAATCATCCTCTGTCATGATCTTAAATTTCCATTGACGATCTTCACAAAATTCTTGTGCAGATTTCCACTTTGCCTGATTCTTTACATATTCCTTCACTTCATAGATGTAACCCTTTGTTTTTCTTTTCGGAACTTTTGGTTCTGAAACTTGTCTTTTGGGTTTAATCTCGACCAAATATTTTTG